GAAGACGCATTTATCGCTGTGCTGCAGGCTCATACCGATCTCACCGACGAGATAGCATCTGGCCAGATTCGCCGATGGAATGACGCCAGCATTGCGGACAATGCGGGCGCATATGTGCTCGTGATGTCCAGCAATGGCAAGGCCGACCCAGGCGCCGAAGCGCAAACCGAGCGCAAACAGTGCTTTGTGAATATTCGCGTCATGACCTACAAGGCGACCGACACCGACGGCAGTACCGCCGACGACGCCTTTGCCGCCATGCAGGACAAGCTTGCGGACTCCGCGCTATTGGCCGACCTCATCGCAGCCGTCAGCAATACTACCTTTTTCGCCGTCATGCTCGACGACGACGACTCGGACGATGCGGGCCGCTGGCGCTGGCGTCAAGTCACCCTCGATGTCCGCCTGAAAATCACCCCCCCGTAAAGGAGAACAACATGCCTACCGAAGTTTTTGGAGTAACCCTGGTCGGGACCACGAACGGCCAACCGCAATCCGCCGAATTCACCGACAAGCAAGAAGTTGCGATGTCACGCGATGCCAACGGCGATGTCTACAACACGGCCGTCTATGGCGACAATGACGAGGCTATGAGTTTCGAAGTCGTGCAGGACACCAGCGCAGCCGCAGTCGCCGCCGGCGACGACATCACCGTCGATAGCAAGGCTTACCACCTGACCGAGCACAAGGTCTCGCAGACGAATTCTGATTTTCAGAAGCTCAGCATTTCCGGTCAGCGCAAAGTGACCAACGGAACGCCACAGTAATAGGGGCAGATCATGGCGGGTGGCTTTACCATCACGACTGAAGAACCGCTGACCGATGAGCAGCGCCAGGCGATACAGGACGCGGGCAGCACGCCCGAAAACCTGGATCACCTGAAGCGCCATCGGGCGGCAGACCTGACCGAGCCGCTGACCATGATGGGGGCGAACTACACGCTATGCACTGGCGTAGAGTTGCCCCCGGTGAGCCTCGGTAGTATCTACGCGCTCGCCATGATCGGCAGCCCCTTTGTTACGGATGCCCCCGAGGCGACGCCCACGGACATCATGAACGCGGTTTACATCTTGGCCAATGGTCACGCCGCGATTCAGCCAATATTCGGGTTGCAATGGCGTCTCCGCGCCTTTCGCCAGGTCGAAGACATCGCCGCCAAGAGCCCCGAGCTTTTTGCTGTCTACCTCGACAAGCTCACCGCCGTAAGTAACGAAGGCGCCACGCTCGACCGGGCCGCAATGATCTGGTGGGATAGCCTGCCAGAGGTGGTTTCAATGAACGACGCGGCGAACTTGGCGGAGTCAATGATAATTGACGCCTACAGCTTCTCCGAATGCTTCCCCGGCAGCACTGGCCAAGATATAGACCGCGAATATGCAGCGCCCGCTTGGAGTCCCGAGCAGCTTGGCACTATGCTCAAGGTCGCAAATGCAGAGCTTGGCCTGGGCGGCGACGACCGCGTGTTGTGGATGCCCTTGGCTAGCCTCGGTTACCAGATCGTCGCAAAGCGTGGCGAAGATCCAGACGCGAACGTGGGACGCGTACCTGATTGGGGCAAGTTTATCCGCGCCGTAAAGGCCGAGGCCGGCATTGTGGAGAAATCCAGCAATGGCTAAGTCTCGCAGTCTAAATTTCATCTTTGGCGGCAATGCTACCAAGTTTCATAAAACGCTCGGGGGCGTAACGCGTGGCGTGGGCAAGGCAGCAAAGGCTACCGTCGCCGCTGGTGCTGCCGCCGCCGCCGCATCTGCTGCCATTTGGGCGAAAGCGCTGAAGGGCGCGGCCGACTATGCAGACCAAGTGGGCAAGACCGCCAAGAAAACGGGACTCAGCACCGACGAATTGCAACGCCTGACCTTCGCCGCCAATCTGAGCGGCGCAGAACTGGGCAATCTGAGCAAGAGTGTTTTGCGCATGCACCGGACAGTAGGCGATCTCGAGGACGGCACCAAGGAAGCCAAGGATGCATTCGGCGCCATTGGTATCGGTATAAAAGACCTGGAAGGTCTGAGCCCTGATGAGAAATTCAACAAGATATCCGAAGCAATCGCAGGCGTCGCCGATGCTGGCAAGCGCGCGGACTTGGCGCAGACGATCTTTGGCCGCGGTGGCGCAGAACTCTTGCCAATGCTCGAGGGCGGTGCCGAAGGATTCCGCAACCTGAAGAAAGAACGCGAGTCACTTGGCCCGCTGATGACCCCAGAGCAAATCGCATCGGCCGAGGGATTCAACGACAGTTTGTCGCGCATGAAGGAAAGCGCCAAGGCAAACCTTTTCCAGGGATTGGCGACCGCCTTTCCTGAACTGACGGACATCATAAACAACTTTGCGGCTAACAATGGATTTGAGAAGCTAACGCCGGCCATCCAAGCATTCGGCGCGGCCATGGTCGACATCGTCGGCAAGATTGCGGAGTTCGCGCAAAACGAGGAACTTGTCGCCGGCATGGTGACGCTCTTCGAAAGTATCGCGGAAGTCGCAACGGTCGCCGCCGAAGCAATCGCTTTCTTGATTGAGAAATTCGCCGCCGCGCAGAAATTCCTGGGCGATACTGCCGAGACATTGACGGGCGATTTGCTTGGGCCAGGCAGGCAGTTGCTCAACTTCGACTCAGCGCCGGGCGAAAAAGCCACCATCGGCGACAAGGTCCTACAGGGAATATTTAGCGTCTTGACGGATCGCCTGCCGGAGGCTAACCCCGCATGAGCTTCCCCACCTGGACAAACGCCCTAAAGATCCCCGTCGACGAGGACATTGTATGGAGCCATCGCCCCAGCGCAGTCCTCCCCACATCGACCGACCCCGCAGATTGGGAATGGCGCCGCGACCGCCGCGTAACATTCGAGGCAGTCGTCGACATGGCCGCGCGCTATGAGTCCGACTTTGTCGCCTACCGCGATTCGGCGACATTAACCGATCCCGTCTTCCGATACTACGCAGGCGCGAGCGATGCGCACGGATTTATCACCTATTACGGGACCTGGATCATTGACAATCTTGGCATCAATCACACCAAGCAGGGCGGTAAGACGGTTATTTCCGTCACCCTGCTAAATACCTCTGATGACGAATATGAATGGAATTCCCGATGAGCGCAGGCAAGCAGAGATTAGACAATGTCCGCCGGCAAGTTCCGCGCAGTAAGGGGTGGAACGATGCAGATGCAATGCGCGCACTCGACAAGCGCGCCAGACTCGACTGTCCCGATGGCAGCTTGCGGACCTGGCAGGACCAGGGCGGCATGCATGCACAGATCAATCAGCCTGAGCCCATCGTCACCTATGACGCAGACGCCGAGCAGTGGACCGTACACGCTAGACTATTTAGCATCATGGCGACCGACCAGGCACAAAAGCAGGGCGGCGACGTGTTTAGCGGCGAAAATAGCGGCAGGGATTATTGCATTCAGCTAGGGCATTACGTTTTCGACAGGCAAGAAGGTACGTTTAGTGTCGATTTCGTAATACCCGCACATAACCCTTCTATGATCGCGGATACATTAAGCCGGCTAATATACTGGTCATCGGCCGAAGACACCGCCGATATTTGCACTGACGCGGGCACGCTATGGGGCGAATCTTACCACGGGCATGAATCGGGGCTTAATACGGTACTCTGGAGCGTTTCATTTTTTGCCGACGGAACTTGGAGCAGCAGCTTCGAGACGGTGCCTTTGCAATTCGCGTACCAAAGGGCGGGGCAGCCAACCACGGTCATGAGATACCAACCACCGATCGCGCCGATCACAACGGGTGTCGTCCGCGCAAAAAAATATATACTTCCTGGGCTCGGCGAGTATGAGCTGGCCCAGGCATCGGTGCCCGCCGAAACGAACGACGATATAGTTATGGTTTGGCACAAAACAAGAGCTATAATATTCGGGCTACTTGCCGATCTTCAGGCTACTTATGGCGGAGACATCACTGGCGACGTTATCACCCTTGGCAAAATAACGACCGATGCTGACGGCATGTGTACGCAGTGGATCGATTACACGGGCTGCCAGCAACTTTGGCCAGGCGGCCTCTCTCAGGATGTCACTATCGACGGCACTACCCTGACCTTCAACCACGGACTTCTAACGGCGGTCTCCTAATGGCATACGCAAAAAACATTTATCACGTCAAGGCGGACCTATCCGTATCACCATTCATCGACCGCGCGCAGAGTCAGATCGCCACGCCAGCCGGCTACGAGGAAAAGGTGCCCGATTTAGTGGTAGCGCAATCCTTTAGTCTGGTTCTCGAATGCTACGACGACCACTCGGCCGATTCGCGCAGCACCTTCGACGGCACGACCGCCGCAATGGTGCTCAAGCTGCGCAACAGCACCGAGGCCGGCATCACGCTAGTCGACAGCGTCGCGGTCGCCACCAATGGCACAGACAGCGAATACAATACCTTTAACCTGGCCTGCCCAAAAGACACCATTACCGACTTTTACGACGGCAAGGAGTGCATTCTGCAAATTACAATCACGGGCACAAGTGGCAAGAATATCCTACTGCAGGAGCTCGGCGTTATCAGCGCCGACGGGACCGGTGATGCGGACTTCGACAGCGCTGACATCACCGCCAGCACTGCCAAGATTGCTGCCGTCACCAGCGCACCAGATGCCAACCTCGACACCGCAGACGGGTATTCAGTGGGCGACTACGTCTATCATATCGGCGGCACGCAGACCTATCGCTGCGACAATGCCAGCGCCGGCGCGGCCATCTGGGTGGCGGTCGACGAGATCGACGCCTATAAAGGCCATGTATCGTACCTTTTGGATACCACCGCGGGCGCGCTGGTCGTCGAGATCCCCCTAGCCGCTGCCAAGACCGTCCAAGATATCAGTCTATCCAAGACGGACGATACGAACACCGCCACAATTTCCGCCACCGTCAACGGCGAAGTGAACCCGATACTGTACGGCAAGCAGGCGGTCGACCTGTGGAGCGATGGCGCGGCCTGGTACTCACCCCGATGGGATAAGTTTATCTGATGCAATCCCGAGACGTAGAAACAAAACACACGACCATCGCGCGCAAATGGTATCCGTTCGGCACTCCGACGGGCGGGCGATTTCGCTACATGCTCGATGCGTCGGGAGTCGCTGATGCGACGATGCCGAACTACCTGCCGCCACCGCGGGCCAATACCCGCCTGCTCTTTATGTGCATCGACGCCAGTGTCGACGTGACACTAAACGCGAGCAGCAAGGCACCAATCGAGGGCAGTACGTCGACATCTTGCGAGCTTGAGCAATACCAGGCTATCGAGTTTGTCGCCGATATGACCGGAACGCCATCATGGCGCCAACATCGCAAAGGGGATAAAATTATATGAAGATCCGCTGTACATCCTGCAAGGACTGCTGCGCCATCGAGCTCGGCGGCGAAGCGCCCACCGTCGACGCACTGCGCCAGGCTGCGCCCCATTGGGCGCTGGCCAATATCGTTACTCTCAAAGACGGCACGGTAGCTGTAGGCCAATTGGCCTGCTGGTGCCCGTGCTGCAAATCCTCCCAAAATTGCAACGGATAAAACATGAAAAACCTTCTCCGCTTACTCTCTTTCGCTAGCTTCTTTGTCATTGCCGAATCTGCAATCAAGTACGACGAAACTACGGGCGATGTCCCGGACGCTTACAATGGTGTCGAATACAATTTCCCGGCTGGCACGACCATTGACAGCGCCGCGCCGCTAACCCTGGCCGGCGGCGTGTTCACTGGCGAAATCAGCTTTTCCGGCACCGATCACGGTGGTCTGATCTTTATCAGCCTAACCACCGCCCAACGCGACGCACTCAGCCCCACAAACGGCACCGTCATTTACAACACCACTACCACGCAACTCGAGGCCTACGAAAACGGCGGCTGGGGCGTGGTAGGCAGTGCGGGCGCTGGCGATGCCTGGGGCGATCCCGTCGACGCCAACCTAATTCCCGACGCTGATGGCATCCGGAACCTTGGCAGTAACCTAGTGCGCTATGGCGAGGCTTATCTCGACTCTCTGGACGTCGGCGGCGCCATCGTCGTATCTGGCACTGTTGACGGGCGCGATGTCGCCACCGACGGCACAAAGCTCGACGGCATCGAGGCATTAGCCGATGTGACCGACGCCGCCAACGTCACCGCCGCAGGCGCTCTCATGGATAGCGAAGTCGATGCCGACATTCAGACGCTCTCTCTGCCGGCTAGTGTCACTATCTCCGCCTTTGGCGCCACTGTCATAGACGATGCCACCGCGGCCGATGTTCGCACCACGCTAGGCGTCGACGCCGCCGTTGCGGATGCCTCGCAGGCAGAAGCCGAAGCCGGCACGGAAACTGCCATCCGCCGCTTCTCGCCGCTGCGCATCGCCCAGGCTATCGCCGCACTCGAAACGGGCGGCGGAGGTGGCGGACTTGGATCAAATTTGAGCAGCACTACAGACGACTTGCTTTCCGATAACGGGACTATCCGGATAGGTGGCACGGGCGGCACCAACAATGAAGACCTCGATATTGATTTCGAGTCAACCGCGAACTCTATCGGCCTGTCAACCTCTACGGGCGCGCTCGGAATTGATTTTGGCACGCTCCGCTTGAGCATACCAGACTTTGGCAGCTATATCGTAGACAATACCGACGCGACCAAGAGAATCACTTTCGAGGCCAGCGACATCACGACGGGCAACGTGAGAACTATCACGATGGCCGATGTGGATGTAGACCTCGGGCTACTTGGCGAGGCGAGCGGATATACCCTGCTCGGCCGCGATGCATCCGGGCAGGGCGTCGTGAGCCATCTCACTATTACGAGCATCGCCGAAGAAGCAACGCCCGACGCTGGCAGCGACTTCCTCTTGGGTATGGATGGCGCAACGGGCGAGCTCCGCAGCTTTGACGTCGCGAACGTGGGCGGGTCTGGCGGCGGCGACGCCCTTGTTGCCAATCCCCTCTCTCAGTTCGCCGCTACCACATCTGCCCAGTTCGCCGCCGTCATCTCCGACGAATCTGGAACGGGCGCAGTGGTTCTGGCCAACTCCCCCACGCTGGTTACGCCCGCGCTGGGCACCCCGTCAAGCGGCGTATTGACTAACGCCACCGGCTACCCGGGGGATTCCAGCCTCGTGACAGTAGGGACCGTCACGAGCGGCACTTGGCAGGGCGATGAAGTGGCAGCCGACTACCTGCCGCCCAAGAGCGTGCAAATCGTCGTTTTCGATTACACCACCGACACCGCCACCGGAGACGGCGCCGCCTACTTCTTTATCCCACAGATCTGGGTGGGGACGTGGAACCTTACCGCGGCAAATGCCCAAGTGATTACCGCAGGCACGACAAACACCATTGACGTTCAATTTCACAATGTCACGCAAACCGCGGACATGCTGACAACGAAGCTCACGATTGACTCAGCCGAGACAAGCAGCACGACCGCTGCCGCCGCTGCAGTCATCGACACGGCAAACGACGACGTGGCAGCCGACGATCTGATCCGCATCGACGTTGACGCGATACACACGACCGCGGCCAAGGGACTGATTATTAGTCTGGAGTTTAGCAAACAATGAAGCGCGCCGCCCTAATCCTCTGCCTCTTGGCCGGCCAAGTTTTTGCCCTCGATACGTCGGCATGGTCGCACTATCTCGAGATCACCGTAGACAATACCAAGGTGCCCGGCGATCTAACCGACTTTACAATCCCCATAGACATGGACGATCTAGGCACGGGGCATGATTTTTGGGCCACGGTGATCTCTACCGGCGCTGATATCCGCTTCACCAAAAACGATGGCACTACCGAACTGGCCTATGAGTTGGTTGACATCGATACCACCGCCAAAACCGGCGAGATCCACGTTAACTTCGCTGGCACGTTATCTAGCACTGCCGACACCACTATCCGCATGTACTACGGCAACTCGGGAGCCAGCGCATACGCTGAAGATGCGACCTATGGTAGTCAAAACGCCTGGGATTCCAACTTCCTGGCAGTGTTTCATTTGTCCGGCGCCGCCTATGGAAACATTTTGGATAGCACCGCTAATAACCACGATGCCACTGGCGAAGGCGGCACCCCGGTATACGACTCGGCAGGACAGCTAGGCGAGGGCATCGATTTCGATGGTAGCGGTGAATATGTGACATTCGGGGACGATGACGATTTTTCCCCATTCACACAGCAGGCTTTCACGGTCGAGGTGTGGGCCGATTTCGATATCAGCAGCGCGCACCAGGCACCTATTTCTAAGGGAGATAGCGGCACCTTTGAATTTGCCGTCAATTACATAAACCTGACAAACCGGCGCCTTGAATTCTCTACTTACATATCAAACGGGAATGTCCACATCAACCAGTCCGATGGGGCAACAATCAGCACGGGGCAATGGTATTATATCGCAGGCACAATATCTGACGCACACCAAACATCAAGCACTCAAAATTTATACATTGACGGATCATTGGCCAACAATTACACCAACAATCAAACCAACTCGATGAGCAACACCACGAGCTCGCTACAGATAGGCGAGCGCGACGATGCAGCTTTGGATTTTGACGGTACGGCAGACGAGGTGCGCCTGTCCAGTGTTGTGCGGTCTGCGGATTGGATCGCGACCACCGAGAACGCCATCCGCTCGCCAGTAACCTTTTCGTCATTTGGCACCCACACCGCCAACCCCGAGGCGGGCGGCGCATCATTCACCCCCAAAGTCATATTCTTCGAATAGGAGTTACCCATGAAGATTCTCGCCATCACACTCGCACTTTTCGCCCTCGGCACCTTGGCCGACAACCGCACCAGTTCTGCCGAGTACCTCGCATTTGAGGCTACGTTCGACGTGGAAAAAGTTCTCTCGCGTACCCAGGTCGACGACGCCGCGCAGGTCTACGATATATCTATTATCGTCACTACTGCCGACGCGGATATCGTCGAGCGCCGCACGCAACCGGTTATCGAGGTATCGCCAGGCGTCTGGAAATTCCTCGGGCAGGAAGTCGCTAACTATGTCGCCGCCGATCCCGAGCCCAATGCCAAAGAGCTACTATATGCCGGGCGCTTGGCCCTCCTGGATTTGCGCGATAATGCCGTACCGATCCCGTCGGCCCCATCCGAAGCGCTCCCGTTAATCGTGGGCGAATCCGAATGGCACGGGCGCCTAATCAGCAAGTACCGCGTGCGGCGCGATTCGCACTCGGTGGCCGGAGTTCCTGGCAGCGTGCTGCATATCTGGCTCAAGGTGGAAGGCGGGCTAGATGACAAGGTGACCTGTTTCATCTGGGTGAATGCCGCTGGCCAATATGTCGTTGACCCTTACGAGGACTGATGCTCTACGAGCTGGCCAGCCCTCTGCCCTCCCCCGTCGCCGCGCATATTGTCGGCGATTGGGTGGAGCTGCGCCACCCTGACGCCGAACCGCACACCAAACCACTGAGGACGATTAGCCGTGAAACATTTGAAGCTCGCTATCTGCCTGCTCGCTCTTAGCCTGTCCGGCTGCGCGTACCGCAGCATCGAGACGGCAAGCGGCACGCAATACCGCTCACTGCATGTACTGCAGCGGCAAGACATCGCCGCCCTAGGTGCCCGCGCTGGTGATGCCTCGTTTCTCCTGCGCGGCTATGCCTACATGCCAGACGCCGAAACCGCGCGAGCTATCGTCGAGGCCACAAGATGACTCTCTGCATTGACGACACCCGGCAATTTCAGGCCGACCTAATACGAGAGCTCCGCGCTTTGGATCATGCCACCGATACTATCACTGTCAAGCGCGAGGAAAAGGAATGCCGACCGACGAAGAAACCCCCGAAGGATTTCGCGTCATGGTTCGCGAACGCCTGCGGCAAATAGCCGAAAAGCTCGAAACGATCCACGATTACGAGGAGCGTATACGCGCGCTCGAGGCTCGCCAGCGATTTGCCCTTGGCTTTGCATATTGCCTCTCTAGCCTGTCAGCACTTGCCGCGCTTGCGCAATTCCTGACCCGATGAAAGCGCACACGATCCGCACAGCCGCGGCTTTGTCGGCTATCGCGTACATTGACGAGCTAAAGCCGCTGCGCCATGCGCTCGCGCTGAATGGGCTGTCCTATCTCACTTGGCATAGGACCGATGACGATACTGAATTTTTGATTTGTCGCGCCCATCACACACACACGCTCTATGTCGCCATAGCGGGCACTGAAAGCGTCCGGGATGTCGTCACCGACGTGCGCGCGTTACGTCGCCGGATGGGAATCGGCAAGGGCAAGCATGTACTCTGCCACGGTGGCGGATTGCATGCCGCGATCAGCATCGCGGGTACTATCGCCACGCATCTGCGGAACTTCCCATTTGACGACGTGATATTGACCGGGCATAGCCTGGGCGGGATGATCGCGCGCATCTTGCGCGGGCTCCTGCCTGCGAGCTATCCAGGCATGAAAGGCCGGCCGATGCATTGCGTCACCTTTGGCGCGCCCCGTAGCGGCTGCCCGAAGTTCGCGGACCACTTGAACCGGAGCGACGGGCACGACATTCGCGTCGAGCATGCATTCGATCCGGTGCCCTATGTGCCTGGCGCTCTTACCGCGCTATTGCCGCGGCGCTGGTCCCGCTACTGCCACGCGGGCCAAGCGCTCATCCTGCCGAGCAAGGCTCGCGGCATCGCTGCGCATCGCATGAGCGGCTACTTGGCCGACGTGCGCGGGTCTTTAGTATGAGCAGGCATGCGATCTGCCACTGTGGCGGACAGCCTCGGGCTTGAGTATTTCGCTTCATCGCGCCCTATATGCGGGGAAAATTGAAGAAAAAGTGACTTTTGCGGCTTTAAGAACTTGAAAGGTGCCCCTTTCCGTGTACTTTGTGGACATGAACAACGCAGCAACAGCCCAAACACAAACAGGAGCGACCGCCATGGAAACTATCAACGCCGGAAACATCACGGCAGTCGAAAACGCAATAGGACTCGCCTACGGAGCCTACGACGCGGGCCAGCCCGCTATCGCCGCCCAGGCCATGAGCGTGGCAATCAAAGCAGCCAAGGGCGACCGCGCGCTTATCAAGGATTGCGCGAACGCTATGGCTTGGCTTTTCCCGGCCATCTGACCCGCCAGCCGCCGCCCGGCGGCTAAACCGGGCAAGACCCCAAACAGGAGACAGCACCATGGAACTGATCAACTACAACACTAATGAAGTTATCCGCAAGGCGACGGCTGAAGAAGCCGAAGCGAGCAAAGAAGCCGCAAGCTACGACGGCGGTGCTGGCGTAATCGTGCTAGATTGCGGAACTAAAGCCTACGCAATCTAACTCGCCCGCCGCGCCCGGCGGCTAAACCGGGCAAAACCCCAAACAGGAGAAAGCACCATGTACAACGCGCAAACCACTCACGGAAAAACAGTCAAAGTCGTAAGCATCACCGACCGCATCGCCACTGTCATCGACGGATGTACTACCCGCCACATTCACACAACCAAGCTGTTTCGCAATGGCGTAGCGCTCTCGGTGATCGGATGAACCTGCGCGCACTCAGAGATTACGACGACCCCATGACCGAAGTCGTGCGGTTCCGGGCCACAGCAAACTGGCGCGACCGGGCAAAGGCTGAGGCCGCCCGCCGAAGTCAGTCGTTGGGCTACTTTCTGCGGACTACGGTAGAAAAAGAACTTCGCAAATAGCCGGGCAATCTGCCCTCACTCACCATTGCCAAAACAGGAGACACACATGGCAATTTCACTAGCAAGTATCAGCCAGGGCGCAATGATGCGAGCCCCGCGCATGGTCATTCTTGGCTCGCCCAAGATCGGCAAGTCCACATTCGCTTGCGGCTCTCGCTTCGAAGGCGGCAAGCTCGCTGAAACCGGGCTGAATCAACCAATCGTCATCCCGATCAAAGGCGAAGAAGGCGTCGACGCGCTCGACGTTTCGACCTTCCCGACCTGCCAAACCTTCGACGAAGTCCTGGCCTGCCTGACGTCGCTCTATGCCGAAGACCACGAGTACCGCACGATTGTGATTGACTCGATGTCCGCCCTTGAGCCGCTGATCTGGGACAAGGTCTGCAAGGATCACAACGTCACAAACATCGAGGAAGTCGGCAAGGGGTTCGGCAAAGGCTACACCTTGGCCGCATACAAGTGGCGCGAGTTGACCGCGGGGCTCGATGCTCTGCGCGCCCAGAAAAATATGGCGTCGATCCTGATCGGTCATGTGCAAGTGAAGCGCTTCGATGATCCCACCGGCGAGAGCTTCGATCAGTATCAGTTCGACACTCACAAGTATGCGTCAGCGTGCATGACCAAGTGGGCGGATCTGATTCTGTTCGCAAATACCAAAGTCGCCGTCAAGAAGGAAGACTTGGGCTTCAACAAGCAAAAGGCCCGCGGCATCGACACTGGCGCCGGCGCTCGCTACCTCTTCACGCAAAACCGACCCGCGCACCCTGGAGGCGGTCGCGGTATCTATGGGCAACTGCCATACGAATTGCCCCTCGACTGGGCAGCATTTCAGAACGCCGTTGCAGCGGCAAACAACTAAACAGGAGAAAGACAATGGGCAACATCACAGAAATTTACGGCGGCGCAATCGACATCGACGCGGACAACGCCGCAACGGGCGACGACTTCGCGCCGATCCCCCCCGGCTGGTATCCGGTCACCATCGATAGCGCCGAATTAAAGCCCACCAAGGCAAACGACGGTGCCTACATCAATCTGGCCATGTCGGTCATCGGCGAAAACTGCGCAGGCCGCAAGATCTTCGACCGCATCATGTTGCGGCATCCAAACCCAAAGTGCGTCGAAATCGGCATGCGGCGCTTCTGCGCGCTGGGCTTGGCCTGCGGCCTGGCAGTTGTCAGTGACAGCGACGAGTTCCTGAGCAAGACGGTACAAGCTCGCGTCAAGATCGGCAAGGCCCGCGATGGCTACGACGCACAGAACGAGGTCAGCGCATTCAAGGCACTCGGCGCGGCGACGACCGCACCGACTACCGCACCGACTACCGCGGCCGCTCCGGCGACTGCAGCAGCACCCGCCGCCGATAAGCCTATCTGGCAGCGGTAAGCACCCACCTGGGCGGCGCGACCTATCCTACAGTCTCGCCAGGCTTCCCCGGTCGCGTCGCCCATCCCGACACAAAACAGGAGCATCACCATGTATAAACTTTGGCGCGCTTTTCCCGGCGCAAACAATTGGGCAGCGACCCCCTATGAGCCCATGTCCTACCTGGACGCCTGCGAACTTGCGGCTGCATTTTCGTTCATGGACGGAATCCGGTACAAGCCAATGCACGTCAGCACCGGGCGCCCCCCGCGCAAACTTTGGCCGACACACGGCCGGGACTAGGACACAAAACACCCCGCAACGCATGGCAGTGCAGAGCGGGGCTAAGGGACACGCAGCACGAACAACAGGAGCAATTCGCATGGGCGACCTATCCGAATACAATACACTCGACTCGCAGACGGTCGAGTTGATTTACGAACACCACAAGACCACGGGCGACGCACAACCGCAACGCGGCTACCTGGGCGGCTCAATCATCGGCCGCGAATGCGAGCGGGCATTATGGTACACCTTCCGGGGCTGTACTCGCCCCGAATTCAGCGGCCGACTTTACCGCCTCTTCGAAACCGGCCACCTGGAAGAAATTCGCATGGTTCGCGAGCTTCGCGCCATCGGCTGCGAGGTCCACGAAGAAGGCGAAGACGGCAAACAGTTCGGAGTGAGCGCATTCGGCGGGCATTTTTCCGGGCATATGGATGGCGTAGCGCTGGGCATCCCCGAAGCGCCGAAAACCTGGCACCTGCTCGAGTTCAAGACGCACAACGCCAAGAGCTTCAAGGCGCTGCAGAAGTCGGGCATGCGTGGCACGAAAGCCGAGCATTGGGCGCAAATGCAAGTCTATATGGGACTGGGAAAGCTGACTCGCGGCCTCTACATCGCCCGCAACAAAGACAATGATGAGCTTTATGCCGAGCGCGTGCGATTCGATGCGGGCGAATTCCAGCGCATCATGGACAAGGCACAACGCATTATCGAGGCAGCACAGCCACCCGAGCGCTGCACCGAAAAGGCAGAAGACTGGCGTTGTCGGTTCTGCGATCACAAGGCGCTTTGCTGGGGCGGCGAAGGTGTCGCCGTGCCGATTCAGGCGCGCAACTGCCGGACGTGCATTCACGCGACACCGGAAACCGATAGCGGCAAGTGGACCTGCGCAAAGCACAAAAAAGATCTGACCCGCGACCAAGAGCTGGCCGGCTGCGGCTATCATCTGCTGATTCCTGGCCTAGTGTCGTTCGCCGACCCGGTCGACAGTTCCGGCATCTGGGTCGAGTACAAGAACCGGCACGATGGCGGGCACTGGAAAAACAGTACGGCATACGGCGACCCGCTCGACTGGACGACCGTTAACCTAATGACCGAAGAGGACGGCGGGCCGCGTGAATGCCCTTTCAAAGTGGAGGCAGCGAAATGAGCACAGCAGGAGAAAAAACAATGCAAAAAGCAACAGCAATCGACTCGGCCCATGGCAATGACTGGTCAATCTTCAACACCGACTGCGTTCACTTCGCCGAACAGATGCCACCTGACAGCGTAGATCTTTCCGTCTATTCGCCACCGTTCGCGAACCTCTATATCTATAGCGACTCCGCTGCGGATATGGGAAACTGCGCCAACAATGACGAATTTTTCGATCAGTACCGTTATCTGATCGCGCAAAAACTGCGAGTTACGGTGCCCGGTCGATTGACGGTAGTTCACTGCAAAGACCTGCCCGCTTATTATGGCAGCGACGGCTACGCTGGCCTGCGCGATTTCCCTGGCGAGATCATCAAGGCGCACGAAGATGAAGGATGGAATTTCCACAGTCGAGTGACAATCTGGAAATGCCCAGTAACCGAGCGCGAAAGGACAAACAACAATGGACTCCTGCACAAGTCCATAATGAGCGATCAGAGCATGGTTCGGCAAGGCATGGCCGACTATCTTATTGTCATGCGCAAGCCGCCCGTCGATGGATTGAAGTCGGTCAAGCCTATAGCTCGCGGCGGACTCCATGACTATGTGGGAATCCCGTCATGTGATCCGCGAGTCGAGAACAGTTACCACCCGTCGAAGTTTAGCCGCAAAAAAGTAGCATCGAATGACTCGATAAACGTCTGGCGCCGATATGCGGAGCCCGTTTGGTGGGATATAAATCAGCAAAACGTGCTAAATGCCGCGCTTGCTAGGGGCGACAAGGACGAGAAACACATCTGCCCGCTGCAACTGGACGTGATTCGCCGCGCAATTCAGCTCTGGAGCGCGCCAGACGACGTGGTTTTTTCGCCATTCACAGGAGTCGGCAGCGAAGGCTATTGTGCGGTTGATATGGGCCGCAAATTCATCGGCACCGAACTCAAGAAGGAATATTTCGGAAAGGCAAAGTATTTTTTGGAACTGGCCGAATCGAACAAGGGGACGCTGTTCAATGTCTGATTATATGCAATTCTTGAAGTCGAAAGAACTGGAGCAGTGCCGCAATCCAATCCCACAGATCGGCGATATCTCGGAAGTGCTATTTCCCTTTCAGCGCGAATGTGTAAAGCATCTTCTTGCCGTCGGCCGTGGTGCCGCATTTCTGGACACGGGACTCGGCAAAACAGTAGTTCAGTGCGAATGGGCGCGTCACATCGCGGGGCGCGTCCTTTTCGTTGCGCCTCTGGCTGTCGCCAGGCAAACTGTGCGAGAAGCTAAATCAATGCTCGGAATGCACCTGGAATACTGCAAAGATGGCAAGTCGTCCGCAAAAAACATCATTACGAACTATGAGCGATTGAGCGCATTCAATGCCAGCGACTTCGATGCTGTAGTGCTGGATGAGAGCAGCATACTCAAGGGCTTCATGAGCAAAACTAAACTCATGCTTTGCGAGATGTTCAAGGATACGAAATACAAACTCGCTTGCACCGCGACTCCCGCGCCGAATGATTACATGGAACTGGGCAATCATAGCGAGTTCCTTGGCGTTATGGCCTCGACCGAGATGTTGGCCCGGTGGTTCATCAACGACCCGTCGCAGGTGGGCAAGTACAAGCTAAAGGGGCACGCAGTCAAGGACTTCTGGCAATGGGTAGCGGGGTGGGCATCGTGCGCAACCAAACCGTCAGACATGGGCTTTTCCGACGATGGGTATGACTTGCCACCATTGACAGTCAAAACTCACATAGTCGAATCGCCGACTGTCGCCGCCTATGAAGATGGAATGCTTTTCGAGATGTCAGGATCGCACAGCGCAACCGAGATGCACCGCGACAAACGTCGGACAGTAGTCGAGCGGGTTGCCCTTATCTCGGGAATGGTCAATGCGTCGGATTCGCCATGGATAATATGGTGCGAATCCAATCAAGAAAGCGCGATGCTTTCGCGCGCAATTCCCGGCGCTGTCGAAGTCAAGGGAAGCGATTCCGCTGAACTCAAAGAGGCGCGGCTAATGGCTTTTACAGATGGAGATGCGAGGGTAATTGTATCGAAACCGTCAATCTGCGGATTCGGCATGAATTGGCAACATTGCCAAAACATTGCATTCGCGTCTATTTCATATAGTTATGAAAAATTCTACCAAGCGGTGCGGCGGTCCTGGCGATTTGGACAGAAGATGCCAGTAAATGTCCACGTTGCGATTGCACAAAGCGAGATTCCCATATGGCGGATAATTGAAAGAAAGTCAACGGATCACGACGAAATGAAGTCGCACATGAAGTACGCGACAAATGGCAAGGTGGTACACACGAAGCTGCCATTCATCGCGGACAAGGAAGTATATTTGCCGGACTGGTTGGCGTCGAAATGCCCGTTCAGGGCGGTGGCGCAATGAGCAAGCCCGACGCCGACGATCTCACCGAAGCACGCAAGCGCGCAGCGACCTACACCGGGCTACTCGCCCGATGGGTCTACCTGACTGGACGCAAGCCCGCCCCCGAAGGATGCACCGACAGATTCGAGCACTACCGCGCCGAATTCCGCAAGTATCTGCGCGAACTGGAGGAAGGACGATGAGCGGGCGCGAGGCAATATTCGCGGCTGTCGTCATTGGTGGCTCACTGATCTCGGGCGCCATCGG